AATTATCTACCTTTAAATTTTTATAAGCTAGCTCCCTGTCTGCCATTTTCTTAATATTTTTTGGTAATCTATCTGTATATAAATCACGAACAAAAGTTAAATCATCTTTCAGAATATCAGCACCTAAGGTATTAAAACCATCTGCACCTGTAGCTGATTCTTCTAACTTATGAATAACTTTAGCAATCTCAAGTCTCAAATCACTTTGTCTGGAAGTTTCCATATTAAAAGCTTTTATTTCATCTTTATTTAATTTTCTGATTAATTTAGGAGTAGCAATTGGAAGGCCGTCAGCCCCATAAATACCATCTAAATTCTTAGTAGATATCATATTACTAGTATCTACAGAATTATTCATTTCTTCTAATAATTTTTGTATTTGGTCAAAACCTGGCTCTTCTGACAAAGTTTTAGCACTTGTTGGTTTGTCTGGTAATTCAAACGGATTAACTCCCTCATCGATTTTAAGATTTAGAAGTTTTTTATCGTAATCAGATTGGATACGGCCAACACGCAACACACCATCAACTAAGTCAGTTGAATCAAAAGCAATATCATTATCAATACCTAAATCTTCATAATGTTTGCCTCGTTTAAGTAATTTACTATTTACACCTTCGACTTGGTAAACTCTTTGCACTTCAGAAGCACGATCTATATCGTCATAACCTGCTGATTCAAATTTTTTAGGGCGCATTACATTTAAAGCAGTACGTTGTTTAAAAGATAAAAATTGATCTAGTGCTGCAGGACTGACTTTTTCTTGACCTGCAAAATATTTTCTTGCTAAGGATGTTACTTGATTCTTATCATCTAACAAACCTAACATTCTGAGTTCCCCTTCTTTGTTAGGTGCTGCTTTACGGAGCTGGGATACTAGAGTATCTAACTTCAGAGGCTTGATGTCCATCTTTTCAAGAGCCAATCTGTTAGGGGATACAAGGCCTGTTCCAGGTTGAAAACCAATACCTTCACCTAAGTCAGTAGGTCTAGTACCTACATATTCATTTGGTATATCTTTATAAGAACTACCGCCTCCTGCTGGCATGTCAGGATCTACCTTAAAGTTTTTACCTAAACGTCCTAAGCCTTTACCTGCTGCTCCAGCGACTGGTCCGACAATCGGTAACAGGGAAGCACCAGCTAAACCTGATAGGGCTAAGTTACCTAGACCTCCTAAGGTATCGTCTTGTTCGAATCTTTCACCTGCTCTAGTTTTAAACTCACCTACTTCGAAAGCTGCAAGGGCATCACCAAAGCCTGGCGAGACAGTCAAAGCTATTTGCTCCATAAGCGGTAATTCTTCAAAGACACGATAAGCTTCTCTGTTTTTACCCTCTGAAATTAGTTCTGTTATTTTTGCTTGTGCGACTGCACTTGATTCTTTACGACTAGCTACTCTATCTTCTAGTCTTTTGATTGAGTCGAGAAATTCTTGTTTGGTAGCCATTCATATTACCCACTACCCTTACAAAGGTATTGAATAGCTGGCATAAAGTATTGTTGTTGGTTAACAGGTAAAGATTCTTGAAACTGTCTTAAACCCATTAAAGTATTTTGATAGTTCATCATATCAGCATCATTACTGCTTGGCATATCTATACCTGGTACTACACCACCTTCTTGATAACCCATACGTTCAACAACTTCAGGTGCCTCTTTGGCTAAAGCGGCTAAACCTGCATTAGGGTATTTTGCCTCTCCACCCCCGTTCATACCTAGTACCATTTTAGGCGGTTGTCCTGAAGACATGTAATTTGGCATACCCATATTAATACCCATCATAGGGTTTGGCATAGGCGGTAAGCCTGAGCCTCTTGGTGGTACTCCTGGCATCTGATTTGCCAGACCTAACTGAGGTGGTTGTTTTGGCATCATACCGTCTCTTGGCATAATGTCTGACATTCTTCCTGGTGTTTGTGTAGGCAAGTTATTGCCAGGATCGTAAGTACCGTCATTTTGAGATTGTAGTTGTCTAACTTTTAAACCAGCTCTTTTGAATCTGTCTGAATCATTACTCATGATAGGATTGTTAGAAGGCCCACCACCTAAAATATTTTCTCTTTCAAGATCATAATTACCGATTCTATCGTTAGGATTAAAACCTTCTGGTCTTCTTCTAGCTAACATATCACGCATTATAGGTAAACTACCGATACCCATACCAGGCATCATCATGTTTCTGCCCATACCACGCATATCCCTAAGATTACGCATCCTTTCCATAAGTTGTGGTCGCTGTCTTAAAAAGCCACCCATTCGATTAGCTAACATAGGTCTTCTTTTTTTTATCTTATTTAACAAGCCTCTAAAAAACATTAGATTTGTATACCTAAATCATTTCCTTGAGAAAATAATTGTTCGGCAAATTCTAACTGTTCCATAGTAATACCAAGATCCGCTAGCATTTGCATAATTTCTTCTTCGGAAGCACCTTGCTCCATCAACTGTTGAATAACCGCTTTTATCTCCATAAGAGATTGTTTAGCCATCTGTTTTTCTTCTGCTGATAAATTATCTATCTCTGCTTGTATTTGATCTGGGGCTGTCATTCCTGATAACTCCTGATTCATCATTTGAGGTTCCATAATCGAATAGTATACGGATAAGAATTATTTTGCAAGAGGGCGACTACCCAATCGTGGAGAAGAGCTAGATTAAATATAGCTTAATGAGCAGCCACCCAAATGAAAATATAACATATATACCCCCTATAGGGACCCGTTTGTAAAAAAATTGGTTTTTGTATGTGTCAAACCTTGTGTAAAGTATTGTGTATATACCCGCAGGGCAAATAGGGTACCTACTCATCAAAAAAACCCGATTGCCGTCCCGACCATCTGACCAATAGAGTCCCAATAACGACAAAAGGACGGCCTAAGCCGTCCCTTCAGGAGTAACCCTTTAGTCTTTTATTTAGTTCTCACCTAATCCCTCCTTCATTTTTCTATATCTCTCAAACTCTATATCGTAAGCGATCATATCTTTTAAACGTTGGGTAGTAACATCATCATTACAACTGTCACAACATCTGCCATCATCAGCAAGTGGTTCGGGGTTGTGACCATAACCTGTAAACTTAATACCGCAAAGTACACAATCGTGTTCTTCTCGGTCTGCACTACTTGACAATATCTTCCAAGCTTGTTCCATCTTAGTCATTAGTCTCACCTCTTATTAAGTGCATGACATTATTGATGTCAGTATTACCTAGAACTTGTCTAGTATCTGCTACGTGCAAGTTACTATCTCTAACAACTTGTATACCATTTACAACTAAGTCTTGCAAATGAGTTTCAGCACCAGCTAGTAGCTGAACTCCGTTATCGTCTTCAATTATGAATTTCATTTTCATATTCATTAACTCCTTATTAATAAGTATACATATAGTAAACATAATTGCAAGTGCTAATGAAAGTTTTTTACAGACACTCAACCCAGGCTTTAGGGATAATGAACATGATACAAACATATTACGCCTGGGCTTTGTGTGTTTATGTGTTAGTACTTACATTTTGCGCCGACCCGATTAACCTTCTTATGTATCCCGACCTGATCCCGAGTTGTCGGACAACCAGGCCAAGATACATATAACAATAAACAACTCAAACATTTACAGCCATTGTTGCTCGATAGCGTAGCCATCGTCGTACAATATGCTGGACAAGGTATAAACTAAATCGAAACCCATATCCATCCCGCAGCCGCCAACAAAGACGGAGCGGGTATCAGGTTTATATTTATAGTCTAATAACTCGGCTATATACCAGCTGACATTCTGAACATGTCCCTTTCTGCTCGATCCTGCCACCAGTATATGCCTGGACATACCCGAAGGTGCAACCTTAGTCACAAACGTGTAAGCAGTTGATCCTTTAGGAAATTTTTCTTTGAGTATTTCTTTTACTCTTTCTTTATCCATTAGAACAACCCCCTACTGTTAAACTCAGCTCTTGCCATTTCTATATGCTCCTTATTAGGACCACCTAAAAAGTAACCGTTTAAACTATTCGGCTGGTCAAAGTTTTTCAACCAGGTTCTTAATTCTTTCGTCGTTAGGGTTTTAAACCATTCTTTCATTTTTCTCCTTTTATAGTGTAAGGGGCTAGCAATCCAGTCTTGCTCTTTGTCATCCATCAGTCAAACGTCACTACGCACTACTACGTTGCTGTCAGAGCTGATCATTTCCCTGCTGACTGTACCAGTTAGGCCTCACCAAATCGGCATTTACTCTTACGGCTGACAAGTCACTCAGGACTGCTTCCTGGTTCAGTAAGTGGACCGCTTAATTAAATATAATTTAATTGCTAGCTTACTTGAGGGCATGACCCTTTTGCTTACTTATCCCATACCAGAATAATTCTAGTTTACATGAAGTAATCATTAAGTCAAGTACTAATTAGTAAGAATAGATTCTTCTAGTAACTTAGGTATAGGAACAACCACACCAAACAGATCCCGTGAATGTGTTAACTATTGTGTAGTACTTACCTCGTAGAGTCGATCAGGATCCCAGCGAGAGATCCCGACCTGCTCCCGACTTAGTCGAGCAATACCATATAGGCTTTGGGCTCGTATTCCATAAACCAGTCTAGACCTTTACGGACTAGATCATAATTCTCAGAATATTCAGCACCTTTGATTACATCATAAACAGCAAGTGCATCTGCTTCTAGCTTATAGCTCTCCCCACTAAATGGGTTAGTTACTTCTACGGGGTCAGTTTTACTAACTGCTACTTGAAACGGTAATTGTCTATCTGACATATCATTCTCCTTTTTAAGTGTTAGTAATAATTTACCTCATGTATCCAATAATGTCAAGTGTCGGAATAGGTACGAGTAGGCCATAACGGCTTCCTGGTAGATCTGCAGCCCCTGGAGTGTTAAGTGTGTTGTGTGTGTCGTGTTATAATAGACTCATACAGCTCTATATTGTCTAACCCGACGACCCGACCCGACGACCCGACGGATTTTGTTTGAGAGAGTGACTGAAAGAGCGAGGGTATGCAGTTTACTCCCTACTCTACCCCCAAATAACTCTACTTATTATGTATATTTTGTTTACTTTTGGTATCTATTATGATTAACTAGTACTTGTGTTTATGTATGGTATGCACACAAAGTGGTAAGCATTTAAATTGATACCAGCTCTTTAGTAAGAATAAACAAAGCCGTATATACACACATTAACTATAAGGAGAATTATATTATGGCTAGAAAACTAACCATTAACGAAAGAAATATACTCGTTGATAGAGCATACAACGAGATTAGGACTGAGAGCATATCTAAGCTTGAATCCGAAATGCAGAATAACCCCAAGTATCTTGATATCCAAGCTTGTAGAAAAGCTATCAAAGATAAAAATTCAGAGATAGATGAAATGGAAGTAAAGATTAAGAAGCTTAATAAAGCTTTTAACAAAGAATTGAAAAATGATAACTTTGAATATAATGATGAATATTCTTATCACTTCAACGGCAATTTTAAATGGGACGATAAAGGTCTTAGACATAAAATTGAAACTGAAGTAGTCTTGGCTAACTTAGGCGATTCAGTAGATTTTGAGCAACTTATTGCTTCACTTAAAAATCAATTCGGGGCTTAACATGAAGAAGTTAGATATTGACCAATTAATCGAAAATCCTAAGAATGCAAAGGAGAGAGTAGCCGTCTGCTACTTTCTTCTTATGTCTTGTCCTAATACTAAAAAGAATGAAACTAAGTTAGAGAACATATTAAATCATATGTGCGACGACATAAGCGAATTGGATCAAGGCTTATGGGCAGAGGCTCAAGCATTAGGTCATCAAATAGCAGTTCAAGAGAATGTCCCTTTTTATCAAGACAACATGAATTGGATGGAAAGCAAATTAGATCAAGCTACAGGCTTGGTTCAAAGATTGGAAGGAGTGCACTAATGTCAACGAGATCAAGAATAGCCGTTGAAACAAGCAGTCAAAGAGTGGTGAGTATATATTGCCACTCAGACGGCTATATTCAAGGTGTAGGGGCTACTTTAAAAAAATACTACAACACACAAGAGAAAGCATTAGAGCTAATCAAGAAAGGCGATATATCTATTCTCAACAATACAATGGAAACCACCAAATATTATAAAGATCGTGGTGACGAATGGCAGAATATAGAACCTGAATGGCATAAAAACCATTTTGGTCTTATGTCGGATTTAAAAGGTGATGTCTTTATAGAGTATGTCTATCTGTTTGCTGATGGTGAATGGCAAGTTTCAGAATTAAAAGAACACAAAGCAGTAACTAATAGTTACTTCGACTATAATGCCTATCATTCTAAATTTATACCTTTGCAGTCTCATTTTAAGTCTCCCCAACAGTATTGATACTGACTGTTGGACGACTTTAAAAGCGTAAGTATTAGTGCTGACAGACACTATAAAAACCGATAATCATGTTGCTGTTGGAAGAGCTGGTAGTTGCTTTGGGATTACAAAACTACCATTTAACTTAGGAGGTGAAATAATGTCTAATTACAAAGACTTTACAGACGATAAGGAAAAGATGATTGATTTTAAACTCTTGTCTAAAACAGAGTTTCTCTCTTCTTATTCTTATTTGACTGAAGAAGAATACAACTTAACTAAACATAAGGAGATAAACAATGAGAAAGATTGATGTATTTATAATGAAGACTTATGCAACTTATTGTGACGACAAGAGCCGTTATGGAGAGCTAAAAGATCAAAAGAGCTTTACCGACTATGTTGAGTCTAATAAACCTTTTCTTATTCAAGAATACAAAGCCTATCGCAGAGCTAACAGGAGTGCTTAATGGAAATAGTATTTATTTTAACTCTCTTGTTCGCTTTCATCTTGGACGAGATCGACACTAGATGGCGAGATTGACTCTTCAGTCTCGTCTGTTATCTCTCCCTCAATAACATCCCCCATCAAAACCTTTAACCTATTCTCTATCTCAGCCCGAGACATCTGATCTATTTTCCCGAATCTTACTTCTTTCTTATCTACTACCAAACCACCAACTTTCAGCAAACTATTCTGAGCTGCGATTGCCGCATTAAAAGAACCCGACTCAAGGGCTTTATCTCTAATATCGTATAGATCTTTGACAGCTCGATCCTGGTTCAACTCATATTTCTTACGCAACTCCCCCAGAAGGTAGTTAATCTCTTTCTTTACTTCAGGGTGCTTTAATAACTTATAGGCCGACTGCCTAGCGTCTTTGTATCCCGACTTCCTAGCACATTCTACATAAGACATCTGTGGATTATTAACGACCTTCCAGACAAATATGCGTTGCATACGATTTAATTTATTTGATAGATTAAAAAACTCTATTGCTGGATCTTCTGCTTGATCTAATAAAGGTACGAACCCCGACTGCTCTTCTTTCATATGTGCTTATACTAGATGATACTAAGTGTAAATGTAAAGTAGATGGGCTATATCTAGCCCTTTAGATGTGGCTAGCCCTACATATCCTATATATGTATAACCTCCGATCTTAGCGAACCCCACTTATACTGTCAAGTTCTTTGTATATTTAAAAGTATATTAGTCTCTAGTTCCCTGACAAAAATGAAAAAAATGCAAAAATACCTTAGCCCTTTGTTTATCAATGTTTCCCACGTCACGCACTCTATGACAAAAGTCCGACAATAATAGGCCATCATTTATTTGCCGAATAATTTGCAAATATCTTTGCGTAAACCTTCGAGCATAATTAGTAGTTCTTTCATAATATTTTTTAAATTAGCAGAGCGTTTCGTCGCTAGGTCGCTCTGTTACCTTCTACCTCAAGGAGAATCAATTGAGATACACGACAAACTAATTAGATTCCATACCGATAGGTATCTAAATCATAATCAGTCATTAAAATATCAACTTCCATACTAGGATTAATTACGGCAAACCCTTTGTGTTTAAGGTGACATTTTTCGTAGTTACCGATAAGTTCTTGATGTTGTTCCCAACCCATGTTGAGAGCCTCATCCATAGCATCATGTCGCTTTGGATCATCCAAAACCTTATCGTAAAATATTCTATACATTCTAGACATTATCCATCCTTATTTATACTGTTAGTAGACATGATATACCTATTTCGGATATAATGTCAATATTATGAAAGATATACATAAAATTAAACCGACAGACATAAACAATCTGTCACCAATCGAAGAATTAGAGATGGCTACACATCATGCAACAGATGCTGTGTTAGACCTTATACGCAACATCAATGCGTTACCTGTAGAGCAAAGACAGCATATTACTGATATGTTTGGTAGAGTGAAGGATGGTAAGTCAAAAGATGTATGATAAATTGCATGACAAGGTCAAGAACCTTGAAGTAGGACAAATAATTAAAGTAGACAGAAGGTTTGGCTATCCAGCTTTAATTAAACTTTTAAGAGAGTTTAACTATGAGTATGAAGAAATTATGAAACCTGCTGCAACTTGGGCAAAAAATGTCAGGAGGACAGGATGAAACAATTACCAGAAATATTAAACGAATACGAACATATACAGCTGGGTGAGACATATTACTTCCCAGACATGCCTAACGATTTCTATCACAGCTGTCCAGGCATATCTTCTTCTGTGATCAGAAGGTTTGGTCAATCACAGATCCACGCCCTAGAAGAGAAGATGGAAGACTCACATGCTTTAAGGTTTGGATCAGCAGCACATGCTTTGATTGTTGAAGGTGAAAGTGTCTTTAATAAAGAAATAGCTTGTTTAGTAGGATCACCCTACACACAAGCCAACAAAGATCTAAAGAGAGATTATGAAAAGAGGGGCTTAACTGTTATCAACACAACAGACAGAGAAACCATCTATAAGAT